GCGGAATAGGAATATCTTTTAGTGCTTGCCCAGCGTGCCTGTGGCCGTACAGAGCAAAAATCTCGCTGCTGAGAGCGCGATAGTCATTCTCCATCGTCTCCAAATCATGCAAGATGTTGAAATCAGTAAAGTCCTCCGCTGCAATAGACATGCCTTTGTTTATCCAGCCTAATCTATCAAGCATCCTTGTCAACTCTTGCATTCTGGAGTTCTCGAGCTCTATGTGATCATCAACGCTGAAGACAGCAGTCTCAGAGCTCATAAGTGCGAGCGTTTCAACTAACCAGTGGGCTTCGGGGGCAGGCAGGAGCATGCGTAATTTGCCACTCTCTGTTTTCCTGACGCCTGTGGTTCGCACAGGATTCCCAGGCATCTCAGATATTATGCTAACGACATCATCTGCACTAAGGCTTGCCAGCCACGCTAGCTTATTAGGGCTATCAACTGGGTGCGTTGTGCCGCGCCACTCAACTTCAAGCTGGTTGCGTAGCCTCTTACAACTACCACCAGCTGCATGCTGAGCATACCTAAGCAGGAAGTCATCTAGCTTCTGGTGTCCATGGCCACCCATAGCACTGACAGCTAGATGTCTATCTCGTGCCAGGCTCTCGTTCATTATGCGATTGAACTCGGCAGAGCTAGGGCCTCTAGCAGTTGCTATTTGTTTTGGTGGATTGTAAACCGTCCTCGATTCCAACTCATCACTAACATCCAAACCACTAAAGTCATACCTACCTGACACCAGCTGCAGGTACAGCAGGTTATCAACAGGTTCATCGCCCTCTAATCCCAACATTGGGCACCAGGCGATTCCTGTGGAGCGGAACACACCATGAAACGACTTTCCGCACTTCTCCAGTGTCTCAAGCCCTCGTCCAATTAGCCCTAAGGAGGTGTATTTATCAACAACCAGTCTGGTTGGAGCGCATGCCACTCTCATTAGTGCTAACCTTGAGAAGCACTGACTCCCCAGTCCTAAACATGGGCCGACCAGGTCGAATGGGTCTTCACCAAGCACTTTGCTGAGCATGAGAACCATGAGATTTGCATCATATAGCTCTCGTTTTGCTAGCTCAGTGGATGTGCCAGGTAGTGCCCATTTTATCCAGGATGGCATGCTGCTAGTGTCGTTTGCGATCGCGTCTTTTATCTTAAATATCAGCGAGTCAGGGGCGGGTCTTTCTTCTCTATCAAAAACCCATC